ACCTGCTGTAATAGTTAAATAATCAGTTGTATTTCTAACAGCACTTTTTGCTCCACTTGACGCTCCTATAAATCCACTGTGTTTTATAAATATAAATTTAACAGACGCTAAAGTAGGAAAAGCTTGGAATCCTATTTTACCAGCTTCTATATAATAAGGAATACCATTTGTGTATCCATGAGTAGAGTTGGTTATAGTTTCGTAGTTACTTGATAAAGTAACTTCACCACTTCCACCTAAATTCTTTTTAATTTCAGTAGAAACAATTTTAACACTTCCTTGGTCTGCTGATATTGTTTCTATAGGTTTCGCACTTATTGAATATTTAATTGAATCAGCCATTATTTTTTATTACTTCCAATTTTGCCACTTAATCTTGCTATTTCATTTTGATACTTTTGTTCACACATAGTATATTGATTATTTAAGACACTTACTTCAGATGTTACACTTGATAAGTTAGCATTTGCTTCTTGCATTTCTTGAGATAAGTTAGATTGATATTGCTGAACTTCTTTATTTATTTCAGCTGAAAAAGCACTAGTCTCCTGTGCGTATTTATTTAATTGTTCAGAATCGTCTTTAGAACTTAATTGAGCGTTTTGAATAGCTACTTGTAAACTTGCTTGATACACAACATTTGCTTCGTTAAATGAGTTTAAAGAATCTTGAATATTAGATTGATATTCTTGCAATTCTGTGTTAATTCTACCTAACTGAGCTTGAGCTAATTCTACATCTTCATCTGTTTCTAAGAATGTTTCAAATTTAGATATGTCAACAGTTAATTCAGGAGAAATATAATTAGGTGCATCTGCTGTAAATGCAATACTATTATCAATTAATGTTGGAGCACTTGGGACTGTAGTTGTTATATTAAAATCATCAATGTTTAATAATGCTGGTATAGTTTCTCTTGCATCAGAAATCATTTTCATAAAATATTTACATGCTCCACCTAAAACAACTGCAAACTCTGCATTATTTGGAAAATTTGGAATATCAGAATCTAATATATCTAAACTGTTTCCAGCTGTATTTGCAAATGTTGGATAAGTAAAAGAAAATACTTGTCCTTTTTCAGAACTTGTTGGAGCTGGATGAATGTATAAATATTGACCTTTATAATAATGAAAAGGAGTGCGAATTGTACTTTCGTGAATACTTCCACTAGATACTGCTATTTGAGTTGATAAGCCATATGGAACTTCTATTGATATTCGACCATTTCTTGAAACATAAAAAATCTTTTGATTACTAGCAGTGTACCCGTTACCATTTACAGTATCTTCATTTACTAAGCCATTTAGCATTAAAGCTCTGTCTGGTAATATATCTGCAACTTCACGTGCAGATGCGGTTAGAAAGTCGGCAATAGCCGAGGTATCTAGTGATACCCCGACTATGTCTTCGACTTGAGTTTTAAAATCACTCATTAGGTAATTTTAAATACCTTATGGGATTCAATCAAACTAATACCGATACCTTCATCAGACATGTATTGGTCTTTAACACCATCATAGGCGTTATCAGTCTTTACAGATGTTTGATACAAAGGAGCACGATATTGTGCATGAAACAGATTCTCATCTGAAATTACAACCATGTATTTGTTATAAGGTCCTCTTAGAGCAGGTGTTGGAACCAGCTTTATCATTCCATGAGGAGTTTCTAACATACGATAATTGAAACCAAGTGAATCACGAGTAGACGGACTTAATTGTACGTCCCAATTTGATTTACCTGCTATACCAGAAGTACCATCTATTTTTGACCAATAGGATAAAGCACCTGCACCACAGAATGCGATTTTAGTTCCGCTTTCTGGTACATATTGGAATACTTTTTCCATGTCATCAACAAATCCACTATAATTGTAATTAGCTGAATCAATTGCAAATATGTTTTGGTCATCTCCAGAAGAGTTACCATATTTATCAATTGCTGTTACAAGTCCCATAGTAGAACGAACTTTTTTACCATCAGCATCGGTACGATGCGCATCGGCAAATGTGTCTGTTCCAGATAGATTAGTACCTGCTACAGATTGTCCAAATAAGAATGCTTTCTCTTTTTGCATTTTATGCTCTTGAGATTTTTGCAATCTTAATCTAGCCAATTCAGAAGCTTCGCCTCTAAGAGAAGCGGCGTGTAAAGTTCCAGTAATTTCTAATGAAGTTTTGAAAATCTGAGAAGAGTTGTAAACAACTTTCAACTCATCAGACCAAGCTTCAGGAGAGGACGTACCTTCACCACGTGCATTACCAACAACATACATAACATCATTATCAACAAACGTAAACGCTGTTGTAGTCATGTTTTTTATTTTTATATTAGCACCGTTAAAAGACGTTATAAGACCTACGCCTTTTCTAGTTGTCTCAGCGGAGTTCCATACTTCAACTTGAAGACCAATATAAGAACTGTCTAAAGTTGCTGGAAGATTTTCAATTCCATCTACTTCAATGTTACCAGATTCAGCATCTGAATTAGCTACAGTTGGAGTAGTTGCTTTGTTTACCATTTTTTGTTTTACCCATGGATTTCTATGTTCAAACATTTTGAACATGGGGTCATTAATTTGTCTAGTCTCTCTATTTGACACGACTGTCGTGAAAGGAGCTACATCAGTCCAAAGTTCTTTAACAACTTGTGGGTCGATGTAGAAGTCCCGACGGTCTGTATAGAGGACACCAGACGCTTGGAGGTTTTTTACAGACATTGTAATTATTTCCTTTGTCTACTATGCGATAGTAATCCTGCATTAAACATGTCTTGGTCTGATTGTTGAGGTTCTGCTTGTCCTGTTGTTACCGAAGTAGTTCTAGGAACTTGTAAGCGTTCACCTGCTTGTCTCAAATCCATTGCTTTATTTTGTGCTTGTACTGTCGCTGTGTTTGGTGCGTTTTGCATCTCAAATACTTTAGCAAGAACATCAATAGATACGTTGGCAGGATTTTGTGCCCATTTTACAAATGAAGCAGATTTTCCATCATCCCAACCAAAGCCATTCTTTACTTGAGAGTAGGCTTGGTCGACGACCATTTGTTCTTGTTGTTGTGCAACTTGCTGTTGTCGGATATTATCCTGTTTTTGCATTGCACCAATAACTTGGTCTATACGTGAGTCTTTGTATTCTTCCTTAGCTAAACGATATTGAAATGAATCGCTATCAGGGTCATTATATGCATCGACCTCATTATAACTAGTTGGTCTGTTGGGCTTTCTAACTGAAATCTGCTCTTGTTGAGCTGGAGCAGGATTTTCAGATTGCGGATTTTCGCCTTTAGCCATTCTGCCCACAAGATTTTGATACATTTCAAGTTCTTGTGCCATTTTGCTATTGCTATTTTTCGCTAAGTCAGCTTGACTTTGCCAATAAGCTATTCTGTTAGGGTCGTCTGTGACTGGTATAGATTCAGCAACTACTTGCTCGTCTGTAGTTTGAATCAGTTGTTCATCTTGGGCAATTGACTTCATAGTGTCTACAGGTACTTCAGTCACCTGTTCACCAGCGATAGTCTCTACTGTAGCTTCAGTAGGCGGAGCCTCTGAAAGTAAAGTCTGTGAGCTATCAAAAACACTCATATCGTCAGCATTGCTTGCTTGTTCGTTTTCCATCTTATTCCTTTAGTGGAGTTATGTTTCGGTTTGTAGCTTCTTGCTCAGCAACCGAATCTCGTAGCTTCTTTACTTCGTCACTTGCTCTTGCTTTAAACACAGATTCTGTGGCATTAGCTTTAGTAGATGACTTGTCAAGTTCTGATTTAAACTTCTCTAACTCAACACGCTGTCTTGCATGTTGTAACTCTCTTTGAGAAGTTTGTAGGTCACCTTCCAAGTCTTTTACTTGGTCAGATAAACCTGATATTTGTTGTTGCATTTTAGACATTTGAGATGAACGCTCTAGTACGCCTTCCATATCAGCAACGTCTGTTTGCTTTAAAACTTCAACTTGGTCTATTAAACCTTTTTCATATAACTGCATGTAATATTCAAATCTTGCCCATCTGTTAGATGGCAGAGTAGAACCAGAAACAACTACTACATCATACCTACCTACAGTAACATCATTTAATTTTCCTAAAAAATCTCCTGAAATTTCATCGTATAAAGGTACATTAATTCCTATTTCTTTAGCTTTTGAATTTGGTTGTAACAATCTTAATACTTTATGAGATGTATAAGTAGCTTGTATCATTTCAACTACAGTCTTAGCTACAATATTTAAACCAAATTCTATATCATCTCTTTTACTTTTAATTCTTCTTTGACCATATTCATCAATTGCAATAGTACCTTTATAAGTATTTGGCATTTGAGATGCGTCTCCTTGCATCATAGAATATAATCCTAAAATTCTTTCAACGTCAGCACGAGCATCTGCTTCGTTTTTATATAATTCATTAGGCAATGGCATTGGAGCCATAGAAATTGGTTGTCCTAATTCTGGGTCAAATTCTAATACTCCTGTACCTGCTCGTGACCATTCTGTCTCAAGTTGAGCTTTATTTATAGAACCACGAGGTACTAAAAGTTTAGTGTTAGTAGACGAAGAAGCATGTGCAATCATTAAAGAACGTATTTTATTTATATACTCTTGTAAGCCTTTAACTAGTCTTATATCAGATAAAGGAAAAGGATTCCTATTGTGTCTATTCATAAATGTAACAATAGGATAATTAGATATAGGCATAATTGTTTGATATAACATTTGCCCACCTACACAAACACATTGCTTTATTCTATCTATTGTTATTTCATTTGCAACTATCTCTTCTTCATCAATGAGTTCTTCTATTGTCATTAATTCTAATTTAACTGTAGACTCTGGAATAGAGTTTTCATGCTCAATGCCAGACATAATATAAGATTCACCATTCATTGGATTTTGCATTTGATGAAAAACTGCACCATGTTCTTCATAGATACTCATATTTTGACCAACTAGTTCTTGGTCTGTAATAATTTGAACACCATCTACATTTGTAGCTTTAAAAGCAGGTAAGCTTTTATATTTTTCAAAATCTTCTTCTGTTAATATTTTTTCAGAGTTTGAATGAGGGTCATAAGTTCTATAATGAGCTACTTTAATTTTTGTATATCTTTCAATTACTTCTAGGTAACGCTCATCTTTACTTGAAGTTCTAAAAGCTTGAAGCTCATGTTGTGTTATGACTTGGTCATTTAAAGCTTCCCTTGAAGTATTGTCAGTAGGTGTAATAACTGATTCAGTTGCTGATTTTATATTTTCTTCATATTCAGGGAATTGAGCTATAAGTTGAGATTCTGGATGTATCTTAGATACTATAACATGGGATGCATCTTCAATGATAGCACTTTGAGAAGACGGGTCTATATATACATTAAGCGGGTCAATTGCTTTTAGTTTGATTTCACCCTTTCCAAAGTCGTCATTGGGGTCATAATGAATCATCATACACCCCATGCCTTTTACATAGTAATCATCAATAACTGTTTTAAGCTCGTTGTTTCCATTTGAGTAATCCCATATCCAAGCCATTAAATCAGAAAAGACTTTACCAGTTTTTACGTCGGCACCTTCTCTACCTGTAGATTGGAAACGGGGTTGGTTGGAAGTAAGCATAGCTTTCGCTTGCTCAACTGCGGGATGAAGTACATTAACTACTAATGGCTCTTGGGCTCTTGCACGAAGTGTGTCAACTTGCTTTTTAGTCCATTGCATTCCATTACGGAATTCATCGTCCTCAATTGCCTGTTTTGCCCATTTTGCCCTAGCAGAAGAATACTCTCGTAAAAGCTCTTCGCTTTTTAATACTTCAGAATTTTTTTGACCCATTTATCCACTTTAATTAAATTACGTAATTAACTATATAGACGCAATATAAAACAATTAGTTTCAAGCTAACAACCAATCATGGTCAGATTTCAAGTATTCTCCTTCCGAGTGCTGAGGCTTGAGGTCATTTGTTGAGTGGTAAGGTATGTAATTTCCCTTCATTGCATAGAATAATCCATCTAAAAGGTCATCATGTTTACTTCTAGGGTATAATAATAATTCATTTTTTAAGTCAGCCATATCAGGCGTAATGTACATTTTACCTTGCGCAAAGTGAGGTTCTAGGGTTTCTAACCTAGAAGATTTACTAGTTCGTGGGTTTTCTTTGATTTCCAACCCTGATATAAACAATCCTTGCTCTTCACTTTGCTGTCTTAAATACTCTCGAAGCATCTCTTGATAACCAACTGACTCGATGCGTGTCTTCGTTGGTTTATATTTTTTAAATTGTTTTATAATAGAATCTGCTAGATTCATTGGTGTAGACCTTTTCCTAAAGTAAGGCAATACATATTTGTTATTATTTGCATCTATAGCTACAGAAACAACTGTTGAATAGTCAGCAGTTCTTTTAGTTGATGAAGCAGGGTCTACTCC